GTCCGCAGAACACCGCCGTGGGCTCCAGCTCGCGCCCCGGTTCCGGCAAGATCGGCATCGAGACCTCGGCGCCCGCTTCCCCCCATACCCAGGGCCGCTACAGCGGCGATTACCTGAAGTAGTTGTGTAGGAACTGCCATTAGTCCTGTTCCCCCATCAGCGGGCACACATCGGACGTTCTGAGGGATCCACAAGCCGGGCAGTTCGCCGAGAGATCGGTTCATTATGCGGCTCAAGGACGCCAAGCTGAACTCTACCGAGGAGGATGAGCATCGTGAAGACCCATAAGCCCATCAATAACCTCGGCAATTTCGCTCACCCGCCCAAGGCGCAGACGAAGCCGTCCACGCCCAAGCTGATCGGGCCGAGCGGCGACAAGAAGCGCAAGTAGCATTTCGCAAACCGAGAATTAATCCGAAATGGTCGGCCGCCCCAAGGGAACGCCCAAAACCGGCGGCGGATCTCGCAAGGGCATCCCCAACAAGAACTCCGCCCAGCTCAAGGACATGATCCTTCAGGCCCTCGATAAGGCGGGCGGGGTCTCCTATCTTCAAGCCCAGGCTACGAAGAGCCCGGCGGCATTCTTGACCCTGATTGGAAAGGTGCTGCCAATGCAGGTCACTGGCGCCGACGACGGCCCGCTCAAGGTGACCGTCATCAACTATGCCGACACTGACCCTCCCCCATAACTTCCGTCCGCGCCCCTACCAGCTGCCCGTGCTGCGGGCGAAGGATCGCGGCGCGACGAGGATGGTCTGCGTCTGGCACCGCCGCTCCGGCAAGGAGAAGACCTTCATCAACATGACGGCCAAGTGCAGCCAGGAGCGCATTGGGACGTACTTCTACATCTTCCCGACCTATAAGCAGGCGAAGAAGGCCATCTGGGATGGCATGGACCGGAACGGCTTCAAGTTCCTGGACCACTTCCCGAAGGACTACATCACCCGCAAGAACGAGACGGAACTGCGGTTGGAGCTGGCCTCTGGATCGGCGTTCCAGCTGATCGGCTCGGACAACATCGACGCGATCATGTCGACCAACCCCATCGGCTGCGTCTTCGCCGAGTACAGTCTTCAGGATCCTCAGGCCTGGGAATACGTGCGGCCGATCCTGCGGGAGAACGGCGGGTGGGCGGCCTTCGATTACACGCCGCGGGGCAAGAACCACGGCCACATCCTCTACGAGACCGCCAAGCGGCTGATGGACGAGGGCGATCCCGCCTGGTTCTGCCAGCGGCTATCGATCGAGGAAACCGGCGTGCTGAGCGCGGCCGACATGGACGCCGAGCGCCGTGAGGGCATGTCTGAGGAGATGATCCAGCAGGAGTACTACTGCTCCTTCCAAGGCGTCATGCAGGGTTCGATCTTTGGCCGCCAGCTCGAGCTGGCCGAGCGAGACGGGCGAGTGTGCAGCGTGCCGTGGCAACCTGAGTTCCCAGTCGACACCTGGTGGGACATCGGCACCGGCGACCCGACCGCCATCTGGTTCACGCAGAACGTGGGCCGCGAGATCCACGTCATCGACTATTACGAGAACTCAGGGGTAGGCGTGGGCGTCGAGCACTACGCCAAGCACCTCCAGAGCCTCCCCTACGTGTGGGGCCAGCACAATGGACCCCATGACATCGAGGCGAACTCCTTTGCCGCCAACGGGCGCTCCGCCAAGGATGTGTTCGCCGGCCTGGGCGTGCGGTTCACCGTCGTGCCGCGGACGCCGGACAAGCAAGACAGCATCAACGCCGGCCGCACGATCATGAGCCGCTGCTACTTCGACGCGGCGAAGACCGAGCGCGGGCGCCTGGCGCTGATGAGCTACAGCTACAAATGGGACGAGAAGCGCCGGATGTTCAACCCGACGCCCTACCACGACTGGTCCTCGAACGGAGCCGACGCGTGGCAGCAGCTGGGCATGGGCCACAAGTTCGCGACGCCCAAGCGCCAGGAGGCCCAGGAGCGCGGGCTGTGGACCGTGGGCGCCGGCGATGAGGCGACGGCCTGGATGGGGTCTTGAGGGCAGTTTGCAGATCGCGCAAACCGTAAGACGATTTCCCTTGCAAAGTGTAAGACGGTCGGTATGATGGCTCATCAAACGGAGCTACCGACATGACCACCGCCACTTACAACGATCCCTGGGCCGGCCAAGTCGAGGTCACCTGGGTTCCCATGCGCAGCGACAAGACACGAGGCTACTGGAAGATGGCCAACGGCTGCACTGTCGGTGGCCAGGCGCGCGCCTTCACTCAGGACAAGGCGGTCAGCTACGCCAAGTGGCACGCCTCATTCTCGAACGTCTCCGCCTGATGTCCCGCTCAGTCACCGTCCGTCTGCCCGATGACATCGCCGCCGCCCTCGCAGCTTGCGCAGCGCGGCGCAAGGTCACCGCAACGGTGATCGTCGTGCAGGCGCTGCGGCAGTACATGCCGACCACAACCCTCGGAGCTAAGTCATGACCACGTTTGTCCGCAGAGAACCCGCCGGCGCCGCCCAGGCGCTCGCCATGTGCCAGCAAGCCGCCCGCCGAGCCCTGCTGGCCTTCAGCATCGGCGACGCCGCCTGGATGGCCCAGGAAGAGGCCCGCGCGGCGCGCTGGGAGCTGCGCTACGACGAACTGAGGGCCGGGTGATGACCCTCGCCCGCAACGACGGGCCGCCGGCGAAGTGGACGCCTTCGTTCGTCGCTTTCTGCTCGGGCGTGACAGCTGAGGACGTGCTTGTACCGGGTAGCCGCGATTGGGGCGCCACGCCTCAGAGCCGCCAGGAATGGACGTGGGTACAAACGGCTCAGAGGCTGAGTTGGCTCTACGGCGACGAGGAAGCGGCGCGACGGCTGAACCAGGGGGCGGGATAGGTGATCGCTCTCCTCATCGGTGGAGCGGCCGTCATTGCCGCCCTGGTCATGGCGCTGGGCGCCTACATCGGCTTCTGGGCGCTGAGCTCGCTCGATGGCGAGGATGGCGAGGACGAATGACCGCCTACGAGTTCGACTTCTGGTCCCCCATCCTGGGGTGCGACGCCACGCGGATCAGCATGACTGACCGTGCGGGCCACGAGTACTTCGCCATCGTGAAGCGCGACTACGACGCCCAGTTCTACCGTGACCGCAAGGTGGCCATCGAGAAGATCGAGAAGGCGATCGAGGCCGGCCTTGACCCCGGCGAAGTCCGGTGGCGATAATTCGCGCCATGACGCCAGGTCGCATCATCGGCTGGTCTATCGCCGCAGGCTTCGCGGCTGTGGCTTGGGTCCTGGTTGCTGTCGGCGTTGTCTTCGCCTGGGCCGTGGTGCAGACGCTGACCCGTTGAGGCAACCTTCTCCGTAGATCAGAGTTACGCCGTCATGGACCTGATCTCGCTCATCGTCGTGCTGGCCGTCGTCGGCCTCGTCTGGTGGCTGGTCACGACCTACATCCCCATGCCGGCGCCCATCAAGACCGTGATCACCGTCATCGCCGTGCTGATCTTGTGCATCTGGATCCTGCAATGGGCCGGCCTGACGCACCTCACCCTAGGCCACTAGCATACCTGGTTAATTCTAGGTAGGTTGCCGCTTCGCACTGTCGGGGCGCAATTGGCGGACACTCCACGCAAGTCAGGCAAGCTGAGCCTTCCGCCGGTAGACGCTGGCATGAACAAGCTCGCGCCGAACGACAAGCCCATAGAGGGCAAGGGCGTCGAGGCGAAGGTCACGCCCAACGCCAAGAAGGACGAGGAAATCCTCGAGCGCATCCGCAAGCGCATGGAGCGCTGCATTGCCGCGGAGAGCGAGAACCGCAAGGCCGCGGTGGATGATCGGAAGTTCAAGGCGGGGCAGCAGTGGCCGGCCGACGTGGCGGCCCAGCGCAATACCGACAAGCGCCCCTGCCTGACCATCAACCGCATGCCGACCTTCGTGCACCAGGTCACCAACTCTGCTCGCGAGAACCGTCCGGCCATCAACGTAAGCCCCGTGGGCGACAAGGGCGACAAGGAGGCCGCGAAGATGTACCGCGGCCTCATCCGGCAGATTGAGCGCCAGTCGAGAGCTGACATCGCGTATGACACGGCGCTGGACGACGCCGTGACCTCCGGGTGGGGCTACATGCGCCTCACCACGGAGTGGGAGAAGGAAACCAGCTTCGACCAGGTGATGATGATCAAGCGGGTGCGGAACCCGTTCACAGTGTATCTAGACCCCGATCACCAGGAGCCGGATGGCGCTGACTGCCGGTTCGGCTTCGTCACCGAAATCCTGCCGCCTGACGAGTTCAAGCGAGAGCACCCCAAGGCGCAGATGGTCCCCTTCGACCTCGGCGGCCAGGGCGAGAAGTACAAGTCCTGGGTGACCAAGGACGGAGTGCGCGTCGCCGAGTACTACGAGGTCGTTAACGAACCGCGCGATCTGGTCAGCCTATCCACCGGCTACGTCGGGTGGAGGGACGAGCTGGACGATGCCACTGCCGCCCGCGTCAAGTCCGGCGCCGTCGAGGTGCTGGACGAGCGCGAGAGCTTCGATCGAGCGGTGAAGTACTACAAGGTCACCGCCATCGAGATCCTTGAGCGCACCGACTGGCTGGGCAAGTGGGTCCCCATCATCCCCGTGATCGGCGATGAAATCGACATCGAAGGCAAGGTTGCGCTCTCCGGTGTGATCCGCAACGCTAAGGACGCTCAGCGGATGTACAACTATTGGCGCACCATGGAGACCGAACTAGTCGCCCTGGCGCCCAAGGCTCCGTACATCATGGAGGAGGGCCAGCTCGAGGGGCACGAGCGCGAGTGGAAGAACGCCAACACCCGCAGCTATCCCGTGCTGACCTACAAGGGCACCAGCGTATCCGGGCACCCCGCGCCGCCGCCGCAGCGGACCCAGCCGGTGCAGGTCCCCGCCGGCGTTGTGAACGCCGCAGAGGGCGCCGCACAAGACATGATGGCGACCACGGGCATCCGCTTCGACGGTAGCCTGCAAGAGCGGATGAAGGACGAGAGCGGCCGGGCGATCCGCGAGCTGACCCGCAAGGGAGACATCGGCTCGTTCCACTATGTGGACAACCTGGCGAGATCGATGAAGTTCCTGGGTGACCAGATGATCGACCTAATCCCGAAGATCTATGACCGCAAGCGGGTGATGACGATCCTTCGCGAGGACGACAGCGAGGAGCAAATCACCGTCGATCCCATGGCCCCTAAGGGCTTCGATGAGAAGGTCACCGACAAGGGCAAGATGAAGATCTTCAACCCGACGATCGGAGAGTACGGCGTCACGGTCGATATCGGCCCATCCTACGCCACCAAGCGCATCGAAGCCTCTGAGAGCATGATGGACTTCGTGCATGCGCTACCCAACACCGCAGCCCTCGTCATGGACCTGATCGCCGCCGAGATGGATTGGCCCGGGGCCGACAAGATCGCCGCACGCCTGGCCAAGGCCATCCCGGCCAACCTGCTCACGCCGGAGCAGAAGGACGTTCCGCCGCAGGTCGCGGCGCTCATCCAGAACCTGGAGAAGCAGGCCAAGGATCTTCAGGGCCAGCTCCAGCAGGCGATGCAAGCGCTGAACGACAAGGGCGCGGACCGCGCGCTGGCTCAGGACAAGATCGACAAGGACTTTGAGGCCAAGATCCTCGGCGTCATCCAGAAGGCCGAGAAGGGCGCCAGCGACGCCATGATTGCCAAGCTGGAACTGGTCATGGACGAGGTGCGCTCGCAGCGCGGCGAGGCCAGGTCCGACAAGAACATGGATGTAGAGCAGCAGAACCGGGCTGAAGAGCGCGAGGCTGCGGCTCAGCAGAGCGAAGACAAGCCGAAGGACCAAGACGATGCCTGATGAAGCCGCGATCGATATGAACGCGCCGGCCCCTGGCCCCGCGCTGAGCGCCACCTCAGACGCTCCCGTGATCGACACTCGCGCCAATACCATCGGCGAGCCCGACGCTCCGCAGGTTGACAATAAATCGAAACCCGACAAGACTACTGGGACTTCGGAGACTGAAAAGCCCGAAGGTGAGGCGACGGGCGCCGAGAAGCCCGGTGAGGCGAAGAAGCCCAAGGCCGATGACACAGATCCCGCCGACAAGGCGTGGATGGCCCGGGAGCGGAACCGCCGGCAAGCCGCCGAACAGCGCGCACAGGATGCTGACGCCCGCCTGACCAAGGCCCTTGAGGCCCTGGACAAGCT